GCGGTATCATCAGAGAATTGAAGGCGGTTTTAGAAGAGCAATTGTTTAGGCGACTTATAGCATTGAATTTTGGGCAATTAGATGATTGGGGCGAGGTAGTCTTTGACGAACCGATTGAACCTCAGCCGATTATTGACGCTGTTTTCCGTCTCTATTCCGTTGGAGCAATGCATTGGACGACCGATGACGAGAACATCCTCCGCCAAGCTCTCCATCTACCGCCTTATTCTCCACCGACGCCGACCTCTACGCCAACGCCAGCGGAGATAACCCCAACAGCCACTGAGGAGACATACCCGCCAGAGGTGGAAGAGATACCACCTGAAGGGAGGGCGAGATGATTACCCCGCAGGAGCTTCAGCAAACAAAGGCGGAGTTGGACAGGATGGAGGAGGCTCTTCTAACCCGTTATCTCCAGTATTCTCTCGTGCGGAGCGGACATATAGAGCGGATGATAGCAGAGGGGCAACCCGTTGAGAGTATCACGAAGATGATATGGAAGGGATTGAGGGATTTATATGAGCAGAGCTTAGCGGATGCGATGATGGAGGCTTTTCAAAGGGGTTATGCGAGGGTGCAACGGCTTATGCTTCCTTATCAGTTGCAGGAATTCCCCTGGGGCAAAGAATTGACGGCAGTTATAAGGGCATTGGCGGCGGAGAAAGTGAAGATAGAGGAGAATACAACGAAGGCGAAAATCAAAGAGGTGGTGATGGACGGAATAAAGGAAGGATTGAACCCCAATGACATCGCCAAGAATATCCATGAGAAGGTTGGGCTGGGAATGGCGAGGGCGAGGAATATCGCCTCAACGGAGATAAACTACGCCTATTCTCTTGGACATTGGGTTGGTGCAGTTGAGGCGGGCGTGGAGAAGGTTCGCATTGTGGCGGCGCTTGATGCTTTTGTCTGTGAGCATTGTAGGGCACTGGATGGGAAAGTATTGGATGTAGCGACGCTTGAGGCTGGCTATCTACCTCCCTTCCATTTTGGATGCAGATGTCATCTCCAGCCTCTTTTGGGGAGCTTGGCAAGAGTGCCGACATCGGAAGACCTTCCCTCTCGTGGTGATTGGGTTCAGAAGGGGTTTGGTGTTCCAGGCGGAAAATTATCTATGCAGGTAGCAATTGAGAAAGTCCTTCCCTCTATCTCGGCATTGAGGGCGCAGGTAGTTGAAAGGTTGGTGGAGAGATGGAGATGGGAAGGGGAGCCGATGTCTCCGAGAGCAATGGAGCAGAAGGTTAAACAAGCTCAACGCCATTTTGAGAAGGTTACTTCCCAGATGAGCCTGGCACGAATGCAAGCATTAGAGAACCAAGATATTAGGATGATTATTAGACGCTTCCCAGAGAGGGGATTTGATGCTTATACAGGGGGGTTCTATCGTCCTGCAAGAGGAACTGAACCTCCCTTAATTTGCATTAACCAGCGAGGGGCAAACGAGTCAGAGCTATATTTCCACGAAGCAGCTCATTCCTTACAGCATATTTATCCCGAGACGGTCTATCGGGCAGAGGAGATACAGCTCTTTTTAAAGAAAATCAATGATGCACGGAATATCTTGCTTGAGCAGGATGAGAAAATGTTGTTTCTACTCACTGGATATAAGAAAGAAGAAATAATGAAAATGGCTGAAGGCGACCTTATAGATTTGCTAACCCATCTATCGTATTTGAGAAAACCACGATTTGAACATCTCCTTGTTACTGACACAGAGAAGGAAGAGTTTTCAAAATTCTATGTCCAGCTGGTTTTGAGAATAGAAGAGGAAGCTACTATTAGTGATTATGCTCTGACTGCGCCGTGGGAATATACAGCTGTAGCAGCTCAAAGGTATGCGGAGGGATTTCCTATCCCCAAAGATGTTATTCCCTTCATTGAACGCTTTTTCTATGCCTCGCCGCAGAGCCTTGTTTTTACCCCTTTGCAAGAAGAGGAGGTGGAAGAGACTATGGAACTCCCTGACGAGCTCAAAGGGGAAATAACTCTCCAGCTCGTTATCAAGGACAGAGACGGCAGGGTTCTTGCAGAGGTTATCGCTGGGAAGGAGGGAATGGATTACAAAATGAGGGTAAGGTTCCCTCGTTTAGAGAGAATATTAAAGGAAGGAAAAGAGGGAAAGTTTATCTTTTGGAAAAGTGAAAGGAAGGATGGAGCGATAATTGACTATGGTGGGCGTTTCCCTATCACTTCCTGCACTATTTCCCATCTTCTCTCTGACATTATTCATCTCGGCTTGGATTTTGTGATTAAGGAGGTTGATTGATATGAAAGAGGAGTTCTTTATTGCCGACCCACACGAACTCAAAATTGAACGCTTTGGCGAAGGCGAAGAGTTCAATATCTATGGGATGGAGGTGTTCGCTCCTGGCGTCTATCGTGGCACCGCCTTCACAGAGGAAGATGTCAAGAAAATCGCTGAGAATTTCGCAATCCTAAAAAATCAGGTTGGGCTTGAGGTTCCCCTTAAGGTTAACCACACGGATGACGCTAACGCCATCGTTGGCTGGGTAACGAATGTCTACGAGAAGGATGGCAAGCTCTACGCCGATGCGGTCATCACTGAACCTGAGGCATTTGAGAAAATCAAACGAGGCACTTGGAAAAAGGTCTCCTGCGAGATTTATATGGACTTCGTTGATGAGGAGACGAAGACCTCCTATGGCAAGGCTTTAAGGGCTATTGCAATCGTAGCGCACCCCCAAGTCAAGAAAGTTGGCGGACTGGGGGTGGCTCGTTTTTTCGAGAAAATCTCCAATGGAAAGGAGGTGATAGTGATGGCATTGAAGGATGCGATGAGTTCGGCTTTTGGATGGCTTTCCGAGCATTTCAAGAAGCTCGCAGAGGAGACGGAAAAGATGGAGATTGAGGAATTCGGAGCTGTTCGCCACTCAATGGAATATGCTCTTGATGACAGCGGTTCTTGGGATGCTCAGGAAGCCGAGATAAGGCTACGCAAATGGGCGTCCTCCGATGGCTCTGGTGCAAAGGAGACGATAGACTGGTCAAAGTATCGTGAGGGCTTCGCTTGGTATGACGATAAGAACCCACAGGACTTCGGCTCCTACAAGCTTCCCCATCACGACATAGTCAACGGGCGCTTCTCTGTTGTCTGGCGTGGCGTGGTGGCCGCAATGGCGGCGCTCAAAGGAGCAAGAGGAGGCGTGAATATACCCGCTGAGGACAAGCAGGCGGTATATAACCATCTCCGACGCCATTACGAGGAGTTTGGCAAGGAGGCACCAGAGTTCTCGGAACTCATAGAAAACCAAGAGAAAGGAGATGACGAGGTAGTGAAAGAGTTAGAAGAGAAGGTCAAGTCGCTTGAGGAGGAGAACGCTCAGCTCAAGGAGAGGATAGCGGAGTTGGAGAAGGAACTCCAAAAGAAGCTCGCTGAAGAGAAAGAGAGGCGGGTTTGGTCTCTCGTTAACTCCTACATTGAGAAGGGCAAGCTCCTCCCAGCGGAAAAGGACGCCTGGGCTGAATACCTTCTCTCCCTCTCCGATGAGGAGATGGAGAAGGCAATCAAGCTCATAGAGGCGCGTCCTGCTCACGACCTCTTTGAGGAGAAATCCAAGACGATGTCTCCTGAAGAGGCGGAAGAGAAGGTCAATGAAGAGCTGGCTGAGCGGATGGCAAGCTATGTCACCCCTAAAAAGCCAGCGGTATTAGAGGAAAACAAAAAATAATTCAGGAGGTGATGTTTCAAAATGGCAAACTTCTTATTGAGCCCGCACGGAGTTGATGCGAGGATACCCATCACCATTGCCTGCGGATACATCAACAACCAGCAAGTTTGGGGCAAGCTATCCGCAGGGACGGTGCTGGGCAAGATAACGGCGTCTGGTAAATATGGACCCTATGACGATACAGCTACTGACGGACGCCAGACCGCTGTTGGTATCCTTGCCGAAGATGTGGATGCCACGAGCTCTGATGTGGGCACTTGGATGATAGTGCACGCTATCGTCAAGGCATCCGCACTCATAGGCATAGATGCCAACGGCAAGGCTGACCTCAAAGGTCAGATTATCTTCCTTTAATTGAGAGGAGGTGAATAAATAGAATGCCTGGTTTACCTACGATAGCCGATTATCCACAGCTCAGACCGCAGGTGCTCCAGAAGGTCATTGAGGCAACGCCGAAGCCGAAGTTCATAGGCTCCCAGCTCCTACCCGATGAGCCAGACTTCACCGATACCTTCACTTGGGAGGTCTTGGATAGAGGTAGGCAGAGGGCGGGACTTGTTCCCCGAGATGGCGAGGCAAGGATAGTTCCCTTCCAAGTCCAGACGGTTATGACCGCTCCCTCCGCCTTCATCAAAGCCAAGACCCTCCTGACGGAGAGTATACTGGAGTATCTCCGTTATCCTGGCACCTATGCGGCTGCGGCTGAGAAGCAGGTTGCGGAGGCTGTTGTGAGGTTGAACCGCCAAGTTGATATTGAGAAGGAATGGCTCATTATGAAGGCTTTGACCGCAGGAGCCATCGCCTACACTGAGGCAGGCGGTTATTCCTTCTCGGTTGACTATGGCGTTCCGACCACGAATAAGCCAACCGCTTCCCCCTTGTGGAGTTCCACCACCACCGCGGATGTCATCGGCAATGTCCTCGCTTGGAAACAGATAATCGCTGGGAATGGAGGAACGAACATCGTTGGGCTCTGCAATTCCACCGTCTTCGCCTATATGGTTCAGAACGCCGCCATCAGAAACCTTCTCTCGGGCAACATCATCAACCCCACCGACCCAACGATATTCGCCACCATCTTGGGAATTGAGAAGCTCTATGTCTACGACGCACTCTACACCGATTTGGACGGTTCAACGACAGCGAAGTTCGTTCCCGACAACAAATTCATCCTCTTGGCGTTAGGGGAAGCTGGCGACAACTTCGGCGGCTTCAGGCAGGCACCCAGCCTCTACAACAACCACAAGCCTGGCAGGTTCGTCTACACAACAGCAGTAGAAGACCCTGCAGGCGTATGGGTGATAGTTGGCGAGTATGGATTACCCGTCATCTATCATCCCAACTGGCTGGTTATAGCCACAGTAGCCTGATAGATAAGGGAGAAATCAACTCCCTCCCTCTTCGCTGAACTCTGGGGAGGGGGTCTTGGGGCTCACCTCCTTTCTTCCCCTCCCCAGAGGGAAAGGAGATAGAAAATGAAAGTGGTTCGCTTTCTAAAAGAATATGACTTGGGAAAGGAGAAAGCGAAGGCAGGGGATATTTATCTAATCCCCGAGCCATTAGCCTACTTCCTTGAAGAGCTCGGCATAGCGGAGCCAGTGATAATAACAGGCAACCCAACCCGCTATGCGATGAGCTCAACAGGGAAGGGAAAACCCAAATATAAGGAAGGTGATGTCCGTTGAAAGTCAAATTCAAGACCGACTACCTTTTTGGACGCAACCCAATGAAAGCTGGGGACATCATAGAGGTTCCCGAGCTCGTTGCACACTACCTCGTTGAGGACTTAAAGGTAGCGGAGTATATAAAGGAAGGTGATAAGAGTGGCAAAGGTGTGGCTTAAAGCGACATTGACGGTCGGCTCACGGAACTATCTCGCTGGCGATGTGATAGAGCTACCTGATGAGCAAGCGGAGGAGCTCATAAAGCGAGAGCTTGCCGAGCTGGTAGAGGATGAGGGCGGAGAGATAGACCTCGCTGAGAAGAAGCCAAAGAAAAAAGGAGGGAAATAATTGCATCTCATCCTCAAACACTTAAAGAAGGGAGCAAAACATCTCGCTAAAGGGCGAAGAGAGCTCTTGAGGGCGGGCGAGCTAATAGTTTCCCTCCTCAAAGACCTCATCCCTGACCTACGATGTGAATTAGGCGAACCCTATGAAGGGCTTTGGTCAGAAGTCATCTACTTTGAGAGCGATATGTATAGTTGCGATAAGGCTGTGAAATTGAGGGGCAAAGACTGGGAAAACTACACTTACCTTGACATTCCTCTCTTCACAGTTTTCAAAA